TTGAGCAACGAGCCTCTGGTCAATCTCTTATACAAGATATGAGAAGATCCGGTGTTCCTGTAGTTACATTTAATCCAGATAGAGATAAAGTTTCAAGAACACATGCGGTAGCTCCCATGTTTGAAGGTGGGTTAGTCTTTACAATGGACGAGGATTGGACTAAAAGTGTATTAGATGAATCAGGGTCTTTTCCTTATGGGAAACATGATGACATACATGATACTTGCGTTCAAGCTTTAATGCGTATTCGTGATGGCTTTCTAGTAACACACCCTGATGATCCTGACGATGAAGATTATGAACCATTAAAATATGCAAAAAAAGACAAACATTATTACTCTTAATAGATATAGACCTTTTAAAGAAAGGCCACCTACTTCTAAAGAAGTAGAACAAAAGCAAGATGATGCCGTTATGTTAGGTCTAAATGATGCATGTCTCCAGATTATGGAGAAGATGGATCTAAAAGGATATGCTCTATTAGCCTGGGACGAGAAGGGAGTTCCTTGTATTTCATGGTCATGTAAACACAATAAATCGCCTATTAGCGAAATGTTACTTCCGACCTTTACACAATCATGTTTTCAGAGTATATTAAATAAAAAATTAAGCACAACAGAGGATTTAAAAGATGAGTAACCCATTTACAAGACAATCGATTAGTAATCATAATAGTAAAAACTATTCAGTAGAAGATGTTAAAAAGTCTAATGCAAGATTTTATGAAAAAAATCCTGGAGCTATCGAGCCTGCAGCAATGATTAAAAAAGCTATGCAGAATCCTAATGATGAAGTAGTAAAAGAACAAACAAGAAAAGAAAATGAAATGGAAAATTTCATTGGAAAACTAAATATAACTGGGAGTATATATTAATGACTAAAACACAAATGACTACTAGAACACCTGTTCAGTACAATTCAAGTGGAGCTGCCGCAGGTTTTACACCTCAAGCACATCCGCCGCATCAAGATCCGTCTGCTGCAAATACTATTCAAGATAAGACTAAAGGCAACTCTAGTTTTCATGCAGACAATGCTGCTTTTATAAAAAAAATTAAAAGAGGTTAATCATGGGTTACATTACTAAAAAAGGTAAGAAACCTAACATGAGAGATGTAGCTGGTGAAGATCATAAGCCAGAGAAAAGAGGAAATCCTGGTGTAGTAACTCCTGCATCTGATAAAGATATAGATATAATTAAAGGTGATAAATCTGAATCTGGTACTAACTCTTATGCTAAAAGTGTTCAAGGAGCAATTAAATCTTTAAGTAAAAAACTTACTCCTGCATCTGATAAAGATATAAAAAAATTAAAAGATTAATTATGAAGATGACGGCAGGTTCAAGATCAGGAGTTGGAAGATTACAAAACTCTATAATGTCGGCGCCTAAAAAAATAAAACGAAAGGTTAAAAAAAATGTTAAAAGGCAACAGAAAAAAATTAGATAAAAATAAAGATGGCAAAATATCAGGTGTAGACTTTGCTATGTTAAGAAAAAAGAAAAAGAAAAAGGTGAAAAAATATGTCAAGAAGTAATGATGACTATGTAGCAACTAAAGTTGAAAAGTCTTTTGATGATGATGGTAACACTGTAGTAGCTGATAAAAAAACTACTTTAGATTCTGTATTAGCAGGAAGTGGTAAAAAATCAACTGGTCTTATTCGAGCAGAAAAAGGAAAACCTTTTAATATTAAAAAAATTCTTCTTGGTAAAGAAAACGTACTTCCATTTAAAAAAAAAAATAAAGACTAATGGCCAAGCAGAAGTTCACACACTTCGTGCCAAGAGACCAGCCTAAGAAAAGACCAGGCGTTCACAAGAAATCTCAAAACAAATCTGAGAAAATACAAAAAGCTCAAAATAGATATAAAGGACAGGGTAGATAGTATGGCTGAATATGTATGTGGAGATGGAAGAATGTCTGTCAATGGTATTTGTCCTGCTAGTAGTTATCCCGGTTATCAAAAACCAGCTGAAGATATTGTTACACCACCTATAACAAATAATCTAACTGGTGATCAGGGAGAGGATAAAAATTTTTTTATTCAAAAAACAGATTATTCTAAAAAAGTTAAATCTAATTTTCAATGGGACTTTGATAAAGTAGGAAATAAAATAGAAAATTTTGGAACTACTATAAAAGGTAATATAGCTGCTTATGATGATTACATAGAAGAAACTTTTGGAATACCTAAAGGTATTTCAACTGGTGGAAGGGTAATAGGTGCAGGTATGGGTCTATCGACTTATGGTGCTGCAGGTGCTGCACTTCCATTTATAATTCCATTTATAGTTGGTGGTGCTTTTAATAATTCTGAAAAGAAAAGAGAAGAATATGAAAAGGCTGTGAAAAAAAATAAAGCTGAAACAGCAGTTATTCAAAACAGAGTTGATACGCAATATAAAAATCAAATGACTACAGACAATAAAGATTTTTCTGTAAGTGGTCCAGACACATCAGCTAACCCAACAGGTAAAAGTAATCAAGCTAGTTCTGAAAGAGGTTACGCATTACATGGCTAGAACTAGAATAAGACCTAAGGGTAGAAAAGAAAGAGCTATAAAGACTTCAGTAAAGTCTGGTAACTTTAGATCAACTAAGTCTGGAGCTGGTATGACTTCTAAAGGTGTTAAAGCTTATAGACGAGCTAATCCAGGATCTAAATTAAAAACAGCAGTTACTGGTAAAGTTAAAAAAGGAAGTAAAGCAGCTAAACGTAGAAAAAGTTATTGCGCAAGATCAGCAGGCCAATTAAAAAGAAGCTCTGCTAAAACAAGGAACGATCCTAACTCTAGAATCAGACAAGCTAGAAGAAGATGGAAGTGCTAATTGTCTTATCTTAACGCAAACATACCTACAACCTATGCACAAATAAGAAGGGAATATTTATATGATTGTAAAAAACATCACGGAGAAGTTGAAGACTGTATTATCTTTGGTATTACTAGCATGGGCGGCCGTGCTATATTATTTCATGCTCTTATGGGTAATGGTGCAATATTTTATCGCTTGCCTATTAGCGCATTTATTCAAACGGGATTTGAATCCAAAGACGTTCCCACAAGACGACTTGATGAATTGGAGCTTTGGAATTGTTTTAGTTATTATCCTACTGTTACTCACTATGCTATTTTAAGTTCAGCTTCAGGATATTACTTTGGTAAAGATAAAAAGAAACATCACGGTCGTTATATGTTTACTATTGACTGGGCTCACCCAGATGCTAATATATTAGACACTGATCATTCTGAAATACCACAAGAACATAAGTGCGCACATATTATAGCTTTAGATGATGGCAACTATGCGGCACAACCTAATAATAGATGTATATGGGATCTACCTTCATTTACTGTTAAAAATTATATTCCAGACTGGAAAGTACAAACAAATGAATGGAATGTAGAGGATAGTGGTAAATGGAAAACGGAAGATACTGATAATTTCTTCTACGAAATCGAAGAAAAGAAATAGAACTATAATAGTTTTTGTTATATAATGTTTTCCTAAAAAAAGGAAAATATGAACTTTGCTGATCTTTTAAAAAAAAACTTTATATTTATACCAGTAGTTGCTTCAATAGTAGTTGGAGGATTTACTTCTGTTAAATACGTTTTAAATTTAACTCAAACTATTAATGCATCAGAAGCACATATTGTTAATCTTGAAAGAGATTTAACTGTAGCTCAAGACAAAATTACAGAAATGAATACAAGATTAGCATCCGCTGAAGCTACATGGCAGATGGCAGAAAATTTATATCGAACTTTGGCAGATCAAGTACGTGAACATAGTTATGATATTAAGGATTTAAACAGATAGGATTTATGAATGGAGTGTTGGCGTATGGATTACAGATTTACAGCAGTCTTAATTTTATTATTCATAGGTCTAACTATGTTTGCAAAACCTGCATATCCAAAAAACGAATATTTAACTAATGGGACTAATAGCTGCAGAACTGGTGAAGTCGATGTTAGAATCGAAACAGAAAACAGAGACAATAACTACAGACATTATAATTATGATAATAATTATAATAATAATAGTGACAATGATCGTCTTAGTGTAACTTACAGACACTACATAGGAACAGCTTGCACGAAAGAATTTAGACAAGTGCAGCAAGAAAACATGGAACTAAAACAACAGCTAGAGTTAATGAAGATGTGTGGTAGAGTTAACAGTAATCCAAGTCTTGCACAAAATGAAAACTTTAGATTATTAGTATCAAAATGTACTGGTGTAACTCCAAGTAAAATTGATAATAGACCAGAAAATTCTGGAAGTGCTTGGGATAGTTTAAAAGATGATTATAAAAAAGAAAATCCAGGACTTAAATTAATGGGTGATAAATTTCTAACACTACCAGTACCTACAAATGAATAGAAAAAATAATACAATAATGTTAAGTCTATTAGGTACTATATTAATGGGTTTAGCAACATGGGTTGTTATTACTTTGGTAGAAATTCAAGTCATAGTAATGATGTTACAACAAGAACTGATGGACCTTGATAAAGTAATAGGTCGGATTTATCATCATATGGATAGATTAGCTAAATAAAAGACTTTCAAAATCAATATTTTTGTTTTATATCTACTATTAGGAAAGTATGGTATGAACCAGGAGGTAATATGTTATGTTAAAAACTATGAAAAAAAAAGTAAAAAAGAAACAAG